CTAATGTGGACTTACTAGGACGTCCAGAACGTTCCAAGTGATCTACAGCGAGAGGCAACTCGCCATGTTTAAGTAACCACTTGAGCAGGGCACCGTACCCATCCAACGAATTTCGAGGGAGGGGTGCAACCTCTACAACTGCCTTAACAAGGGGCGATTGTAGATGTTTGTGCATCTTACCTTGGGTTTCGTACCCAAGAAAAGATGTTTTACCCAGCGCGGGAGATGTATCGAGTACAGCAGGGAAAGGGATAAACCTCTCGATCTGCTCATCAAGATACTTCACGGTTCTCCAGTAACCAGCTTTGTAAAGTTGATTCCGGAGGCTAACCAATGAAACAATCTCCTTAACGTCCTTTCGTGATGTAGGGAATACCCGACGGACCTTAACGACGGAAACGTCGTTACCGTTAAAGTAATCCTTTCCGCAAGACTCTCTGAAACTTCCGTTCCAGAATGACTTGTGACGATTCACTTTCAGGCCAAAACCTTCCAGTGCGTCAATCACGAATGACACAACATCTACGGGGACAATTATATCATCCCCATAGACGCGCACCTTACCGACAGAGAGTTTAATGTCTCTAACGGTGAGGGGTCTACATAGGCTCTTCTCAATCCCTTGAAAGACCATGGTTAGAAAAACCATGGCCTCTATAGGGAAGGTCAGAGCCGAACCCATCGACGCGAACTTAGCTAGGTCCAAAAGACCATGGCCAAGGACGTCAGCCTTCGTGCTGCGCATTGCTTCAATACCTTCTAACAACTGAGGGTGTCGGGCAAATAGCAGCCTTACATGCTGTAACGAAACGCGGTCGGATGCTTCACTAAGATCTAGTGTGGCGAGCTTTCTATAAAGAGAGCCCTTCTGAGCAAGATCCTGATTAGGTTCTTGATCAAGAAATCCGATAAGCTTAGATAGGATGTTATCCCTATCAACAGCTTCGTAGAATCGATCCTTCAAACCTTGCTGCATGTATTGCATGCAAGTAGGCTCGATCGCTATGATTCTAGGCGTTTTGTTCGTCTTAGGAACTGAGATAACCCTAACGGGTCGCTCATCTCCGGGTTCCAGGATATGTACGTTGGTCTCGTTCTCTAAAAAGAACGACCAGGATGAGAATAGAAACTTTCCACTTGGAAAGACATGCTCAAGCCGGCTGGTCCACTCAGTCTGAATCCACTTCTTGTTTCCTCGAAGTCGATCTGCTGTAGCGCCAGGGCCATGATTCGGGCGTAGCCAGGGTTCGCGTAAGGGACTAAAGTCCAATCCGCTAGCCACGTGCTCAACGACATCAAATCCCATGTGGAGCGAATGCTCCATCTGGTTGAAGATGTCCCCGAAAAGGAGAAACGAAATTCGCATGAAAAGGAGGCCTTTTGGGCCTCCGACACCTGCAAATCCGCTTCACGTACTTCCTGATCAGTTTGAACGAACTGTAGCATTGCCTGCTTATTCCTATGCTCATTTACGGGCATAAGTATCTTAGAAAACATCGACGTGAGTTGACGTAATCCTCGAATAGCGGGTTCGCTTGGTTCATCCAAAATGTAGCCACTCGAACGATTGAAGATAAGACCCAGAAAAGCTCCTAGAAATAGGGGCAGCTCTGCTTCTCCCCGGTGTTTAAAGCCGGTGAAAAGACGACGGTCGACGTAGCCCTGTTCAAGACCTTTTTCAAGGTCCTTGCAGAACTGCGGCAGGGTTATCGTAAGAAACGATAACCCTTCATCTTCGACACGGCGATGAATCGTTTTTCGATCCATCGAGGTGCTTTCGATGCCACATTCATCCCTGATTTCATCAAGGATGTTATCAAGAAACAACATAAGGCTTTTCATTACTTGCTCTCCTAACAGAGGGTTATTGTAATCCATAGCCATGTGTTGAGGTACAGTTATGGAACTGCACCACGCAGAAAACCTCAGTGCTTACCTGCTCGTCTCATGCCAATCGCTACAAATAGCGAGCCTATGGCCGCTACCGCGATTGACAAGAGAACGAAACAGGAAAAGAAACCGAGGACGAAGTGAATATTGAAAATACTCATTTCGCAGTCTCAGCACGAACCGAAAACTAAGCTTTCGCTTAGTTTTCGCCACCCAAAAGCTGGGTGACACGTGCCCCCGTTGAAGCAGCCAGGTACGCTACAAGAGCGTCCACGACCTGCTTCGCCTCGGCGATGGTATATCCCGTATCTTTGGGCGTATCAACCACGATGTAAGTACTCATCGTGTAAAAGTTGTTATGTCCAGAGGTGAAAGGATCCGCCGCCAATTTACGGTGGTCAAGGCGAGCAATCCGTCGAGCCCTATCCTTGGAATAGGTAGAGCCTACAGAAAGCTTGACATTCCCGTCGTCTTTTGGAAAGACGCCAGGAGTGCCGTTACTCACACGCGCAAGCGTTTGGGCAACCGCATTGATAGTGACTGATTGTGGATCTGCAAATGCCATGGCATTGCTCCTTAATTTTAGTATTAAATTGTTAATTCAATTTGTACTAATAACACAGGATTGTGCTATTAGGATTCAACAAAGATACATATTATCATCTGTATCTAAGTTTATTGGTGCCCAGGGTCAAACCCAGAGCTCCGAGAATGGCCCATTGCTTGATGCTAAAAGCATCAGGATTTAGACCAAATCCGTAAGGCGTAGCGCGTACTCGCTCTTTCATCGTAATAGATGATTGAGATTGCACTCCCTGACCATCAAGTTCTCGAAAACCATAAAAATAGTTTTCGGGGATGGAGGTAGTCACGGTGTCTCTAAAACGCGTTTCGCGCATCAGATAACCATAACGCATAACAAGCCCGTCAGATTGGAGATCAACAGCGTTACCTATATTGGTACCGATGTTAGTGACCCAATCCGCGAGCCAACTCCATGGAGTCAGATCGTATAACACTTTAGGTGTTATACGGGAGCCAGCGAGATAGTTTAAAAACGTCTCATATTGCGTCAAATTCGACAACGTTGGTAAATCCAACGGTGGCGCGTAGTACGTAAAGGCCCCAGAGAACCAGTACTTTTGGTACTTAGTTCTCACTTTTGTCTGATCAGCATGACAATTGCCTCCGCGAGCATAGATATCTGCAAACCCGTCCCCAGTCGCTATATAGTGAAAGGGGTAGGGTGAATCTTGCGGACCATCTAGGATCGTGTCGGTAATTGCGTTTTCGCTCCGTCGGCGGCGGACAATTCGTCCGCTGTCTCGGCTGTACTGGATGAGAAGGTCGGAACCGTGTTTTAAGGCACGACCGAATTTCACGAGGTCCTGAACGAACGGTAACCACCCAAAAACGGCATTAAGATATTCGTCTCCCAGATTGTGGAAGAAGTCTATCCTAGACCGTAGGGTATTAACGTCGAAGAAGAACCGTGGAAATTGCTCCAACTCTCCGAGAAACTGAGACAAGCCAGCGACAGGATGTGTAGGAATCGCACGTTGTATGAACTTAGGTCCATAAAACGACGTGTTAATTGGAGGGATTGAACCCTTCAAGTCGGCAAATGAATTGCCGCCTCCTACAAAACTAGGCCATAAAGGACCCTCAACAATTAAGTTGTGGGTCGCATCGTAAAGTTTCACTTTAGGATGCGAGAGTTCATACTTCTCCTTGTAGAGCTGGAATTCGTGACCCGTATCAAACGTATCACGAATTCCTGCGGAACTAGAATCCCTAGCAGAGGTATAAACCTCTTCTTTGGAAGAAAAGTTTCGCAAGTCAGCCTGTTTGCCACTTCGAAAAGAAATGACAGAGCTATGCTGCAGGACCTGATCTTCGGTAAGCGTGCCTCTACGTCTGATGGAAACATCAAACAAGTCGTCACGCGAATCTTGGAACATGCCTGCCATGGAATTACCTAACTTTGATAATTTGAATGAGATAGTAGTTGTGGTGTTTTGCACTGCAATAATTCTACTATCAGAGTGGATACTCTGTCAAAAGACAGAGATGTCCCAGCACACGAAAGCGCTGGTGGGAGTCTTAAAGGGCTC